GTACAGTGATTGTAAGATATCTGCAGATATATTCCACAGCCACTGTAACAGGTTCTCCTACTATATCAGTTGATCGAGGATATCGATATTACAGGTGGACACTGCCGGGAACTTATTCTATGTCGTTTCCTGCTCAATATTCATCATTGACAAATGCAGCCAATGTGCTATATCTGGACAGTAGTGTTAATAATTCTACAGTTACTTCTGTCAGCCAGAATATCAGCGGTAGTCCGTATCAAGGACCCTTGAGTCCTTATGGTAATTCTTGGAGCGTGTTTTATGGTGGCTTGCACAAAACTCAGTTTTCCACAGGCACTCAGTTTGTTTATGGAACCGGGGCGGTAACTCTTGAGGCTTTTGTATATTATTCATCTAACAATCTTCAACAACGTATATGGTGTCAGACAGACGTGAGTCATGACGACTTTGTTCTGATGGTAAAAGATACCGATTGGTTACCACTCTGTGCTTTTGCAGGTGGTACTCTTACATCTTATACCAAACTTACATATAATAAATGGCAACATTTGGCTTTTGTTAGAGAAGGAACCGGAACAAATCAGTCTAAACTCTATATTGATGGAGTATTGGTAGCAGTCGGTACATGTCCAAATAATTGGACCAATAACACATACCTTCCAACCATTGCCGGACCCAGCCAGGTAGGACTCAGTGAACAATGGTTTGGATGGATATCTAATTTGCGTATAGTTAAAGGTACTGCTGTTTATGTCGGCGGTACTACAACCGGAACCACTTACTTCAGCCCACCGACTGCTCCACTTTCTGTAATATCAGGCACTAGTCTATTGGCCTGTGCTGATCGATTATATTCGGATAAAAGTACATATAATAATCAAACTACGTCTACGATTTATTATAACAATATATCAAAATGGGCGCCATTTGAAAAATATGGAAATGATGATGCTAAAACTAAAAGTAGAATAGGAGGTAGTGCATATTTTCCAGGTGCGGCAGCAGGTGGTGAGAAAAATTATCTAACAGTAACAGGTGCCTCGACTTCAACATTACATCTAGGTAATGACCCAGATTGGACAATAGAGTTATGGTTCTATTGCACAAAAATAAATCAAGATATTCAAATTCTTGTGGATAAAGATGGATTGAGTGGTGTTCGAACCTCGAGTTGGAGTATAAGAATTGGTGCAGGTGCAACTACTAATGCAACCACTGCTACTGTATATGCAACTACCTATAATAATGGCTCTGGCCTAAGCATTGGCAACTATATCATCGGCATCAACCGATGGTATCATGTGGCATATGTTCAAACAGGAGGCACTATTTACTTTTATGTAAATGGTATTGTAACTGGTAATTCCTTAACCACAGCTATTCCTACTCCAGCAACATCTAATATAGTAGTTGGCTACCAGATTAATAATAAATTTGCGTATCATTTCTGTGGTTATATCAGCGATCTGCATGTGACAAGAAGAGCGGTATATACTGGAAACTTTACCCCACCAGTATTACCAATTCGACCGGATGCTAATACCGCACTATTATTGAATTTTACCAATTATAAAATAATAGATTATACAGGCAATTTTAGTGTTTTACCTCTAGGGTCAATGAGTACAACTGATGTGGTCAAATATAATTCCAGTTCTTTAAGATTTAATGGGTATGATCATATTAAACTCTTTACTACAATTAACTATAATAAATATTCGGGAATGGTTTTCCAGAATGGACTATTCACTGTTGAATCATGGGTATTTGTAACTTCTTATAATTCAGGTCCAGACTCGGCAGGATTCTTTAATATCATATATGGCGATACCGACGTTGGCAGCGATGGGCTTGCTTGGGCTTTTGGATTTGATTCCAATGGTAGACCTTTTTGGTATAATGCAGGTACATCAGGAACCTATCGTATAAGTTATATATTGCCTTTGAATATTTGGTTCCATCTAGCCTGGGTTGGAAATTATAACAGTGCTGTTAATAACAGTTATGTTTCAATTTATATAAACGGACAATTACAACCATATTATCAAAGTACATCTACATCTCAATTATTGGGATCTTTAACTCCTAACTTAGATTATCGACCAATGGTCGGCAGCGATAGAGGGCGTGGATTTTGGTCTGGATATCTTGAAGATTTGCGTGTCACTAAAGGAGTGGCAAGGTATACACAAAATTTCATTCCACCAAGTGGACCATTACCAAAAGGCTAATTCAAGATCGTTGACATCGCAAATAAGAAGCGTATAATTAATAGCATATGAAACTTGCTATTATAGATATTATTGGTATACCCTACGATGGTACTACCATAGACAGTCGTGGATTGGGCGGTAGTGAAAGTGCTGTAACACTTGCCGCTAAAGAATTAGCACAAATTGGATTCGAAGTTACTGTATTCAATAACTGTCAATTAGATCATGCTAAACCCGGAATATATGATAATGTAACTTATCGTCCATTGGATGATTTAGCTAAAGATCATATATTTGATATTGTTATAAGTTCACGAACAGTAATACCATTTGTCAAGCCCGAGGACTATACTAAATTAAATGACACTAGAGCGTATCCGTTCCAGAGTATGAATCTCTATGATAGGATATTATCTAAGGCAAAAATGCGAATATTATGGATGCATGATACATTCTGCCTAGGTGATAATATCATAGAAGAATTAGCGGTAACTGATCGCATCACTGATATATTCACACTTAGCGATTTTCATCTTACTTATGTAACTAACTGTCATCATGGGAAACGTAGAAATTTCGAAGTTCTTAAACGTAAGATGTTTATTACACGTAACGGTGCCCGAAATTATAGAAAAGAAGTTGATATAAATGCTAAGGATAGAGACTTATTTGTATATAATGCCAGCGTGACTAAAGGCATGATGCCATTAGTTAATCATATATGGCCACATGTCAAGCGTCACATCCCTACTGCTAAATTAAAAATCATAGGCGGTTACTATAGATTCAGTACCGCATCTGAACCCGATCAACAGGAAAAAGATTGGCGCATCATGGCTGCTGATCCTAAACTAGCAGCATTGGGTATAGAATTTACTGGAGTTATTCCCCAACGTGAAATAGCAGATATACTGAGTGCTGCTAATTTTATGATCTATCCTGCTGCATTTCCTGAAACGTTCGGTATATCAACATTAGAAAGTCTACTCTACAATACACCGGTGTTGACTTGCAGATTCGGAGCATTGGAAGAAATCGCATTAGAAGGTGCTTGCTACCATATTGACTATGCTGTAGAACCCAATGGATTATTTCCTGAAATCAATACTCCTGAGCAGGTTGAGAAGTTTGTAGCAATGACTGTACAGGCTTATCATAATAAGTATCTACATCAACAGAAACAATATTATTGCAATATCATCAAGGACATCGCAGGTTGGGATTCTGTTGTTCTACAATGGAAACAATTAATAGTCAAACGATTAGGATCTTATCTCTCAAAAGATTCTTATAGAAAAGTTTCCGATATCAATCGAAGAGTTCATAAAATATGGAATCGTAAATTTCATAATACTATCGAGCTGGAAAATTATAAAACTGGAAATGAGCAATTGATAACAATCCTTACTCCTTTTTATAATTGTGCCAACTATATTGAAAAATGCATTAACAGTGTAGCCACACAAGATTATGATAACTATCATCATATATTAATTAATGATGCTAGCACTGATAATTCAACAAAAGTTGTCACAACTGTTTTAAATAATCTCCCGTATGAAATAAGACAAAAATTCACGTTGATAGAAAATATTAGATCAATGGTTTTTGATAATTCTATAGTAATTCTACTCGACGGCGACGATAGTCTTGTTAATGACAATACCATATTGTCGAGGTATAATTCTATCTATGATGGGACTACAGATTTTACTTATGGATCATGCTGGAGCATGGTTGACAATATTCCATTGATCAGCCAACCGTATCCCGAAGCAGTTAAACAAAATAGAAGTTATAGACAACATCATTTTAATTGGATATTACCCTATACTCATTTGAGAACATTTAGAAAATCATTATTGAATAACATTGATGATAGCCAGTTTAAAGATGCTAACGGTAATTGGTATAAGGCGGGTGGTGATGGAAGTGTGTTCTATGCATTGATAGAAGAGGCTGATCCTAACAAAGTTAAATGTCTACAGGATATAGTCTATAATTATAATGATGCAAGTCCGTTAAACGATTATAAAGTCAATGCCGAGGAACAAAATAAAAATGCTCGCCAGATAGTTAATAAAAACAAGATAGAAAAATATTCTGTCATCATTCCTACCATGTGGAGAGTAGCAGATCAATTTATAGATTTCTTAAGAGTATTAGCTAATGACAGTTCAGTTGATGAAATTATCATAGTTGATAATGACATTTCAAAACGACCAAACTCGTCTGTATTATCTAATAACAAAATTAATCTTTTAAATTTTGGTCAGAACATATATGTAAATCCTGCATGGAACATGGGAGTAGATTTATCAAGGAATGATAGACTTTGCATAGTAAATGATGACGTTATATTTGATACATCAATATTTAAAATTCTTCAAGATCAGTTATCAGGCGATGTAGGAGTATTTGGGTTATGTCCCGGTGTATCTGATTTTAATCAAATTCCTGTAACTGATGGATCTATTGAAATAGTTCCATGGACGGGTCAACATACTTACGGGTTTGGCTGTCTTATGTTCCTGCATAAGAAATCCTGGACCAGGATTCCTAAAGGACTTGATATTTATTTTGGTGATGATTTTATCTTTAATCTACAATTAAAAGAAGGTAAGAAAAATTATCTCATAACCAATATGACACATTTTACACAATTTGCTGCTACTACATCGGATAGTAGTTTAACATCGGGTTTCTTAGAAAGAGAACGTTTGATATATGAAAACATTAATCAAAATTCTAATAAGGAAATAATAATATCCGAACCGGTAATTGAAAAGGAAGTAATGTCTGATATAACCACACCACAAGGTAAGAAACGTATATTAATAGGTATTCCTACTGCAAGGAATATAGAGCCTGATACTTTTAAAAGTATCTATGATCTTGTAATACCCGAAGGATACGAAACTACTTTTCAATTCTTCTATGGATATAATATAGATCAGGTACGCAATCTTATAGCAGATTGGGTAGTTAATGGATTTGATTATCTATTCTCTGTTGATAGTGATATTGCATTTCCTCCAGATACATTGTCAAAATTATTATCGCATGATAAAGATTTAGTTAGTGGATTATATATACAAAGAAAGCCGGGTCAACATATACTAGAAATCTACGAGCATACTACTAATGGTGGCGTTACTAATATGCCGTATGGCAAACTCAAAGATAGATCATTGGTTGAAATTGCTGGATGTGGATTTGGATGTGTATTGATCAAAGCAGAAGTTATGAGATCCATAGGATATCCACAATTCGAATATCATAGTGCTATAAATCATGCTAACACAGTATCAGAGGATGTAGACTTTTGCAGAAAGGCAAGGGATAAGGGATTCAAGATGTGGGCAGACCCTAGTATTCTATGTCGTCATACAGGTAGTTTCACCTTCAATGTAGATACTGCCCTACCTGTAATAGAAACATCTCCTGTAGTCGACGTTGATACCAATGC